GGAACCGCTGTGTCAGCGAACCCTTCGAGCGCCGAGACCAGGCCGGGCGTCAGCGCGGAGACGATGTCGGCGGCCGCGGGCCCAAGCGTTTCAGCGATCTCCTGCGCAGCGTCGCCCAGTTCGGGCAGGACGTCGCGCACTGCTCCGATGATGTTGTCGATAGACGGCATCAGTTCGGCGAGTACGCCGGTCGCTGTCGGCAGCAGGGTTGCCGCCATATCGCCGAGGAGCCCGAGGAAGCCCGAGAACGTGTCCGCGATGGGCTGCAGGGAAGGCTTGATCTCGCTGAGCGCGCGTTCAAGCCCGTCGGAGAACTCAAGCAGTCCGACTGCGAAGTCCGCCGAGTTGAGCGCGTCTCCGATCGCTTCGACGAGGCCGCCGGCGAACGTACCCGCGGAGCCGATGAAGGTCTCGATCGAGAAGCTGCGATCGGAGAAGAGGCGTCCAATCGACTCCACGGCGCGGCCGAAGGCATCCATCGCGACGTACGAGCCGCGGAAGATGGCGGTGAGGCCGCGCTGGAAGTCCACGCCCTGCACGACGCGCTTCCACTCCTGCATCATGTCGGCGAAGCCGCGGAGCCCGGCTGATCCGGCGGAGTCGGCGGCCTTCCAGAGGCCGGAGAAGACGCCGGCCAGGCCGGTGGTGGCGTCCCAGAGGGCGTAGACACTGTCGATGGCGCCCTGCATGAGCTCGTCCATCCGGCCGTTGTTGGCCGTTCGTTCAAGCCATGCGTCGAGCGTGTTCGCCTGGCGGACGAGCCAGTGCGCGAGGCGGGGCGTGTAGTTCGCCGCGATCTGCGATAGCGACACCATCGCGCCGGCGAAGCCGTCCGCACCCGATGCGAGCACGCGCCAGCCGTCGGCGATGCCGCGAAAGATGCTCTCGAGGCGTCCGTTCGCGAACTCCTCGCCGAAGGCCCGAGAGAGTTCGGCCGTGAAGTCGCCGATCCCCTCGGAGATGTCCCGAAAGGAGTCGCGCAACTGCGGCATGAGGTTGGTGACGAGGTCGATGATCGGCTGTCGCGCACGGTCCCAGAACGTGGTGTTGATGATCTGCCCGAGCTCGTTCATCGAGTCCGCGAGTGGCGCGAGCTCCTTCTTCGAGTTCTTGAGCGCCACGAAGAGGGCGATGATCGAGCCCGTTGCGTTCGCGATGAGACCAGGGATGAGCAGCAGACCGGGCGTGATGGCGACGAGTCCCTGACCGAACCCGACGACGCCCGACGTCGCGGCGAAGAGGCCGGCGGCGAGCGAGGTGATTCCGGTCGTCCAGCTGAGGATCGACGGCAGGTTCTTGTCGAGGTCACGTGCGAAGGTGGCGATGCTGTCGACCCACTCGTACGACAGTCGCGCGCCGGAGAGCGCTGCGAGCGTCGTAGCGGCGGCCGTGAGGCTCGCCTTGTTCACTCGTACGATGAAGTCGACGACGCGGGTGCGCGACGCGTAGGCCAGGCGCGAGTTAGCGATCGCGGTCGACACGGTGACGGGGATGTCGACCTCGTTGCGCTCGGCTCGGTCGACGAGGCGCTTGATCTCGCGCTCGAACCGCTCCTTGTCCTTCACCTGGGCGGCGAGGTTGGCCTTGAAGTCGCCGAACGCGTCGAGCTGTCGCTGGATCTGCTCACGAAGACGCTGGCGCTGCACGTTCGCCTTGTCGACGCTCACCTCGCCGTCGACGTCGAACTTCGGCAGGTTGATGTCCTTGGACTGCTGCTCGATCGAGCGACGGAGGGCGCTGCGGTCGACCTTCGCGACGACGTCGATAACCATGCGCGTTGTCTTCTGGATGCGGCGCAGGTCCGCGATGAGGTCGCGGCGGAACCCTGTGGTGTCGGGCACCGTGCGGATCGACACGCGGCCGACGTTGCGTCCCGGGTTGAATGCCATCGGCTATTCCTTCCCGCCCATGAAGGCGTCGAAACGTCCCGTGTCGATGTGCGTGGAGATGAACTCGGCGAGCGTCTTGGGCGCCGCCTCTTCCTCCGCGACGTTTCGGCCGGGGTACTCGATCAGGTGGGGCTTGATGTCCTGGCCCTTGGAGAGCCCGCCGATGAGGCTGAGGATGAGGTTGTGCGTGCGCGCGGCGATGACGGTCGCGGCGTCCCACCCCTGCAGCTCGGGCGCTCCGCCACGGATAGCGAAGACGCGCGAGCGCGGATTGAGCTGTAATTGCTCGGTGAGGGCGATCACGTGCCAGGGGTCCAGGCGGCCGTCCCAGACGTCGTCGATGTTGAGGTGGTAGAACTCCGCGAGGTCCGCGCGGAGGGCTCCGTGAGGATCGAGTTCGTCGATCAGCTCTCGGAGCCGGTCGATTCCCCCAGGGCGTCCCGGTAGGACTCGAAGAGGGCGATGAACGTGTCCTCGGTCTTTCCTTCCGACCACTCGGTGTAGGCGACGACGTCCTCGGCGATACTCTCGGCCCAGGTGTCGATCGACTCGACGAACGACTGCAGCTTCTTGTAGTCGGCGATGTCGTCCGGGTTGGCGAGATCGAAGTCGAGGTTGGCTCGGTCGAACGCGCCGGACGCAGTCGCATCGAGCAGAAGGTTGTGGAACGCGTTGCGGTGCGCCAGCCGGAAGCGGGGCGCGGGGCGCAGCTCGGGCAGACCCGCCAGGAGTTCTGCTCGGATCTCGTCCTGCTCGCGCTTCGCTTCGGCGATCTCCGCCGCCGTCGGCTTCTTCGTCTGACGGTCGGAGGGCGCCTTGCGGGCGCGGGTGGGCTTGGTTTCGGACGTGTCCGTCATGGCAGACCTTTCAGGAAGGGAAGTTGAGGGCGCAGACCAGAGAGGCGAAGGCCCCCGGGCGGGTCTGCGGGCGCCCGGGGGCTGGTCGGGTCAGGCCCGGGTGTAGGCGAACGCGCTCGACGCGCCCACGGGGCTGGTGACGACGATGGGCGCCGAGCCGGCGGAACCCGCGGGCATGACGGCGACGATCGTGTTGGCATCGACGACCGTGTACGCCGATGCGTTCACTCCGCCGAACTTCACGCCCGCGGCCCCGGTCACTCCGGTGAAGCCGGAGCCCTTGATCGTGACCTGCGCGGCCGCGGCGGCGCCCGTGGGGGTCGCGCTCGTGACGGCCGGCACGGTGGCGATCAGGCCGCTCTTGAAGATCTGGAAGAGACCTGCGCGTCCGCCGATGCCGGGGATGATGCCGGAGTCGGCCGAGTTGATCGAGGCGGTGAGCGGAAGCTCGAGGAAGTTGGCAGTGTCGACCGTGGGTGCGTCGCCGAGGCTGATGTCGACGTTCGGCATCCAGAAGCCGAGACTCGAGGAGGTGTCCTGGAAGTACAGGAACACGGCCACGTTCAGCGGGGCCGGCGTTGCGACCGTGTAGCCGCCGGTCGAGGGGTCGAAGTCGCCGTTGAAGGCGAGGTCGAGGTTGTCCTCGTCGAACTGCAGCGCGGAGACGTTGAATCCCCACGTCGTCGAGCTCGTTGCCACGCGCACGTTGTCGGCGAGGAAGGTGCCCAGCGACTCTCGCTCGCCGCCCTCCTTCGTGAACGCGATCGTGTTCTGCTGCGACGTGTGCCCGAGGTTCTTCCACGGGTTCGGACCGTCCGCGAGGATGTTGAAGGCGCCGAGCGGGTTGAGGGGCGGCTTGGTGTTGACGGGCGCGTGGAAGACGGTTCCGTGCGCGGGGATGACGAGGCTGGAATTGGTAGCGGTCACGCGTGCTCCTTGGAAAGAGGGATGGATGCAGACCTCGCCCGCGGATCGCGGGAGGGGAGGGAGGTCAGGCGCGGATGGTCAGCTCGAACGAGCCGGTGTAAGTGGTGATCGACTTGGCGTCGAGTTCGACGGCGTTGCCGTGCCGGTTCAGCGCTTCGATGTCGCGATCGACGGTGCTGACCGCGCCGACGCCTTCGATGACGCCTGCGAGGGGGTGGTCGCCCCATGCGTGGATGCCGTCGTAGAGCGGCTGGATGACCGTGTTCCACGGGTCCGGCTCGGACGAGATGTCGACGAAGGCGTTGATCGTGAGGGTGGCGCGCCAGATGCCGCGGCCGTTGCCCTCCTGCGCGACGAAGCTGCGGTGCGTGATGAGCGGTACGTCGTCGAACGAGTCGAAGTCCAGGTCGGCAACGACAGTCGCGCCGGGTAGCTCAAGACGCTCGAGCAGCGCTTGGAAGAGGCGGTCGGAGTCCAGGAGGCTCATGCGCTGTTCATTCCTCTCCGCATCGGATGCTGGCCGGGGACGTACTGCACTCGGCGCCCGCCTGCGACACGGCGGATGTAGCCGAACTCGATGGCGGCGGAGCCGGGGTCATCGGCGACGATGAGTCGGTCGGTTACTCGGCGTCCGTTCCCCCGCTCCCCCGGCGCCTTGACGACGCTGAGGTTGCGGATGAAGCCGCCGGTGTCGCGGTTCTTCGCGGCGGCCGCTTTCACGGCGAGGAGGACGCGGTTGGCGCCTTCGTCCATCTGGTGCGTGTTCCCGGCGATGATCGCCGCGGCGATCTCCGCATTCGGGTAGACGGAGATGCCTCCGGCCACTACGGGGCCGTCCCGAGACGCTTGAGCGTGATCCGCCAATGAGACGTGCGGCGCGACATGGCGAGGCGCTGCGGAGCGCCGATCGTCTCGTAGACGTCGCCGTCCCAGTAGATGTAGGAGCTCACGTCCCCTGACCACTCGCGGGAGAAGACGACAGCCATGTCGAGCACCTGCAGGCCCACGGGCCCGGCGGTCTCTTCGGCTTGAGACCAGTCACGTGCGGGCTGGACGGCGCATCGGTGCTCGACGGGGTCGCCGTCGTCGACCCACACGCGCTGGCCCTTCTCGTTGCGTGCCTGCTTGCGGCGCTGCACGCGCACCGTGTGGGGCGCGTTGCGGTCGAGGAGCGCCATCTACGTCCACCGCGGCGCGAAGCGCCCGATCGTCACAGTGCCGACCATCGGAATGCCCTTGGCGGGCGCCCCGGTGAGGTCGGCAATGTCGTCGTCGGTGAACCAAAGGGTTCCGGACGCGACGGCGGCGGAGAGGTTGTACTGGTACGACCCCTCCGTCTCGGAGCGGAATCCCTCGGGGTTTCGGTAGACGCGGGTCGCGACCCGGCAGACGATGGCCTCGTAGAGACGCGCCTTGAGCTTGCCGCTCGTCAGGCGCGCCTCCACGTGGGAGCCATAGCGGCTCTCGATCTTGTCGACGACCTCGTTGAGCCGTGCCTGCACGAACTCGGCGGTGAACTGACTGAGGTCGCCGTCGTAGTGCTGCGGCAGGAGGTCAGCGCCGACGTCGGGCAGGGCCATGTGGCTTACTCCTCGTGGGTGCTGATGGCGAGCTCGAGTTCGGCGTCCGTGGTCTCGGTCGTGAACTCGATCCCGAGCGCGGTCGCCTTGGCCTCGAGGTCGGAACGCGTCTGCGCGTCTTCGGCGCCATCGGCGGTGTCGGCAGCAGCGGTGCTCGACTCGGCGGCGATCGCGGCTTCCTTCTCGGCGATGCGGGCGAGGATGTCTTCGCTCTTTCCCGACGCCTTGACGCCCAGCGTCTTGGCCCGATCGACGATCTGTTCGCGCGTGGGCTTCGGGGCCGTGTCCGGCGTGCCCTGTTCGGTGGACGTCTGGCCGTCAGCGGATGAAGCGCCGGGCGATGCTTCGATCTCCTCGAAGGCGACCGGGTTGGTGACGAGCGGTTCGGCCCATTCGGGCAGGATGTCCCCCGGGCTCAGGGTGATGAACTCCGCGTTGCGCGGGACGTTGACGTAGCGGGTGAGTCGCTTGGGCATGGCAGACCTTTCAGTCGTGGGCATGACGAAGGGGCGCCCGCCGTGAACGGTGGACGCCCCTTCGTCAGTTCGGATCAGAACGCGTCGATGACGCCGGTCTGGTCCGGCGAGGTCACGACGGGGAGCACGATGCCCGAGACGAGGACGTGGTAGCCCTCGGGGTCGGAGCGGTGCATGGCGCCGGAGAACAGGCCGGGGCGCTCGGCCTCGGCAATGCCGTTCTCCTGGTTGATCGACTCGGCCGCGATGCCGACCTTCGTCGTTCCCACCTGGCCGTTCGGCACGATGAGCACCTTGTCGGCGGCGATGGTCGGGACGAGCACGCCGGACGTGTTCGTGACCAGCTCCTCGTTCACGCTCGGCACGCCGATGCGGAAGTCGGTGAACACGGAACGGACGTCCTCCCACGAGACGCGCGACGGGAGGTCGGTGCCGCGTCCGAGGGCGAGCTTGATGAGGTCGACGTTCTGCTGCAGGTACGTCGCGCTCTGCTGGGAGAGGATGACGCGTCCGAGCGGACCGTAGATGTTGCGGAAGCCCTCGAGGTCTTCGACCGGCTTCGCGGTCGCGACGGACGACCAGGCGGTTGCGGCCGTGGCCGTGAGCGCGCCCTTCCGTCCGAAGTTGACCACGAACGACATGCCGTTCTCCGCGATGGTGACGGAGCCCGTGGTGATGCCCTCGTAGGCCGCGAGCACGACACGCGCGGCGAGTGCCTGCGCCGAGCGGATGGCGCGCTTCTCGAACGCGTCACCGATGGCCGCGTTCTGGTTGAAGAGCGTCAGCTTGAGGTACTCGTCGACGTCGTGGCGCTGGCTGATCGCCGGGAGGCGACCCTGCTTGCTCGAGCCGGCGGGCAGCTCGCCAACACCGGACTCGGTGTTGAACGCGCGGTACGTCGCGGCCGCGGGGAGCGCGCCCTCAACGTTGCCGTAGGTGAAGTCGAGGTCGTAGACCGCGTCGTAGGGCAGGAGCCCGGAGACGAGGTACTTCTCGATGAATGCGCGGAAGGCCGCGCGCGCGGCGGCGGTGAGCTGCGCCGGCGTGCGGAAGTCCTTGGTGAAGGTCATGTGTGTCTACCTCTCAGACGATGCGGAAGATGCCGACCGTCGCCTCGGCGTTGCCGAGGTTGGTGCGCTGGGCGACGACGGGGAGCAGGGCCGCGGTGATCTCGGCGATGTGCGCGAGGGCGAACGTGGGCTTGCTGGTGGACGGGGTCGGTCCGAGCTCGACGCCCTGCACGTCGGCGATGAAGCCGCACAGCTTGCGTCGGGGGTCGCCGGCCGAGCCGGCGGTGGGGTCGAACGGGACGTAGAGGTTGTTCGCGGCCTTGGCGACGGCGACGCCCGAGGGGACGACGTTGTCGGTGCGGCCACCGAGGTTGTAGTGGGTGCCCGCGACGAAGGCCGTCGGGTCGAGCTGTGCGGACTTCTCCGTGCCCTGCCCGAACTTGCCCGAACGCCAGCGCGTGTCGATGGGGCGGCCCACAGCGGTCGTGGTGGTCTGGAAGTCGACCATGTGCTTCTCCTTGGGGTGCTTACTTGTTGCCGGTCAGGCGGTCGTAGTGCTGCTTCTCCATGTCGGCGATCGAGCCGCCGCTGCCGGGAGGAGTGGTGTGCTGGCGGTGCAGGAAGGCGCCGAGCGGATCCGCGCGGTGCCCGCTGTCCGGGTTGTCCTTGGGCGCGAGCGACGAGGCGAAGGCATCGACCTTCGCCGTGTCGAGGTCGCCGTCGGTGCCGACGAACTTCGTCACGTCGAGGACGTCCAAGACGGCCTTGACGCGCTCATTCGCGTCTTCCGGGGACTCATCTGCCGCCTTCGTGCGGGCGACGAGGATCGCCTGCACAGCGGGGCGCACGTACGTCTGCTGCGCGCGTGCGAATCCGGCTGCTTCGCCGGCGGCGGTGGCAGTCGCCACGGCCTGCTGTTCGGCGGGGAGCGCGTCGATCGCGGCCTGGGCCGCCTTGGTGACGGTGCCGCTCACCGCGTCGAAGTCGCCGAGTGCCGTCCACTGCGTGAGCGATCGCTCCGCGGTTTCGGCCTTGCGCTGCTGCGTCTTGGACTGGTCCCGCCAGTAGGCGGCCTCCTGCTCCGGCGTCATGTCGTCGGTCTTCGTGTCCTTGGGGAACCCGAACTTGGTGAGGAAGTCTTCGGCGGAGAGCGCGGCGCGCTCGGACGAACTCCCGGTCGGGGTCTCCGTGTTGAAGACGATGAACGGGAAGATGCGCTTGGTGAAAATGGGATTGCCTCCGGATCGGAAGGTGGAAACCCCGGACCGGATCGGCGCGGGGTGGGTCCGCTGACGCGGGATGCTCAGGCGGCGTGTCGAGCCGCGCGAGCGATGAGGTCGCGGTGGTACTGGATGGCCGCGTCGATGTCCTTGACTGGCTTCGGAGATCCCGAGCCGGTCAGGTCGACGAGGTTCGTTCCGCGGGACTTGGCGTCGGTGAGGTAGGCGATCGAGCGTTCGCTCGTCTCCTTCATCCGCGCCCAGTTGGTCTGGTCATCGGCGCGCGTCTGGCGCTTGAACGGCGTGGCCTTCGCGCTGTAATTCGTGTCGCGGTTGACTTCGTCGAGCGTCCGGAACTTCGAGCCCTGTCGGATGAGGACGGGCCCGAGCTCGCCGTGCTCGAAAGAGGTGACGCGGATGTTCTTGAGTCGATCGCCGCCCGTCCCGCCGGCGGCGGCGTAGAGCGCGTCGAGGTCTTCTCGATTGAGAGCGAGGCCGGGGTCGGATGCGCTGGTGATTGGAAGCACCGTGCACTGGCATCCGTCGTGGATCGCCATGAGCTCGGCGATGCTGTAGATGCGGTCGGCGGCGACCATGCAGAGACCGCAGGTTCCGGTCTTGGAACGCTCGGGGTGGATGATCCGGCGGTAGCCGGTGACGGCGGGCGTCGCTTCCATCACCTTGTTGAGCTCGTCGCGGACCGTCGCCTGGATGTCGGCTTCGACGATGCGCTCCATGCGCTCCACGAACGCGTCGCGAGCGCGGGACGCGGCTTCGTCCGGCGAAGCCCCGGTCGCGAGCGCTTGGCGCTCTACGAACGAGCGCTCGCGCGCCGGACGCTGGTACACGATCAGTTGCTCGACGCCGCCGCGCTCGTAGCTGTTGACGATGTCAGGCAGCTTCGGCACGTCGATGCCGAGCTGTCCATACTGCGATCGCATATACGCCCGCGCGAGCGTTCGCGCCTGCGCCAACGCGACGTCAACGTCGACCGTGGAGCGGGCGGCGTGCGCGCGCACGAGGTCGTAGCTGTCCCAGTGGACGAACGAGCCCCAGAATCCGAGGAGGAGGCGCAGCAGCGCGGCCGTGAGCTTGGCCTGCGCCGCTGCGTATCCGTCAACGGCCTGTCGGGTCTGTTCGAGCGTTGGTGGCATCGGTACCTCCGCCGGCGATGGCGGCCGTGAGGGCGTCCGTCATGCGGTCTTGCTCGGCTCGGCGCTGCTCGCCCGGCGACATCTGCAGCACGTTCTCGTCGATCCAGCGCTGCGGAGCGCCACCGCTCTTGAACTTGGGCGCCGACTCGGCGCGCTCGGCGAGCGTTGCCGGGTTGATGGTCGCGAAGAGCACCTCGAGCTCGGTGACGTCGGCGCGCACGGTGTCGCCCATTGCTTGGAAGCCGAGCGACATGATCTGCGCGATGGAAGCGCCAGCTCGGCGGTTCATGCGCTTGACCGAGAACACGAGCTGTTCGCGCGCGAGCTCGGCCCCCGTGGCTGACTGGTTCGCCGAGTCGCCTTGGAAGACGTACTGCGGCGTCGCCGTGAGCGAGGCCAGAGTCTCGACCTCGTTCTTGCGGTCCTCGATGATCGGGCGCACGTCGGTCGGCTGCGACTCCCAGACCTTCGCCGTCTCGGGCAGGAGCCAGAGAGCGGCCGGGTTCGCCTTGAACATCTCGTCGTAGTCGATCGCCTGGCCGGCGAGCGGGTGGGACTCGGGATAGACCGTCGGGAGGTTCCCCTGGATGGCGCGCTGCCGGAACGCCTGCATCACGAGGAGCGTCAGCTTGTTCAGCGTGATCTCGTTGATGCGGTCGACGGTGTCGAGGTGCTTCTCGTACACGCCGAATCCGTCGTGCGTCGCGATCTTCGTGAGCACGCACTGGTCGGTCCACGGCGTCCGCACGGGGTCGGTGAGCCAGTCCCAGTCGGTTGTGCCGTACCAGGGCGTGCCGTTCTTCGGCAGTGTCGGCACAGCGGTCCGGCGGCCGGCGATGCGGTAGTACCCCTTGCGGTAGAGGACGACCGTCTCCATCTGCAGGATCGGGTCGTAGGCGACTGTGATGCCGGCTTCGGTGAGCCACGGGAAGACCGCGTCTGCGGCAGTGGCCGTGTCCCATCCGTTGCTGAGGCGAAAGCGCGGCAGGCCGTCGGACTCGAGCCATGTCGTCACGTACGCCGCGCCGTAGTCGGCGGTGTCGTTGAACATCTGCTCGGACTGCATGTCCATGCGGGAGAGCACCCAGTTGCGCCAGCCGACTGTGTCGCCGGACTCGTCGCTGGATGCCGCAGTGCGGAAGCCGACGACCTCCTGGCGGTTCGTCTTGGCATCTCGGATCGTCTCGACGACGTGCAGGCGAGACTTCCGGATGAAGTTCATGTAGGACTCACGCATGCCGTCCCACATGTTCACGGGGATCATCGCGTCGCCGTCGCGGTACTTGGTGAGCCGGTGCATCCGAGGAAGGCCCTCGCCGAGCTGGTTGCACAGCCGGACGAGCCACCAGTCATCGGAGCCCGGGACGCTCGCTTCGACGAGCATGGGCTACCCCATTCCTGTTCATCGCACGCGAACGGGCACCATCTGCTGCTGTTCGACGTGCTGCTTGCGGTATCGAGCGGTGGCTTCGTAGGCGAGCACCAGGCCGACGGCGGCGTCCATCTTGTGGATCGAGCCGTGGCGGTCCTTGCCGATGACGTAGCCGCCGCTCTGCTTGAGCCACCGGCGCGCGTTCATGACGTGGCGGGTGAGTGCGAGGTGGTTGCCGTGGCGGACGCGGCGGTCGGAGATCGCGGCGTGGGCTCGCTCGACGGCCTTCTCCATCTGCGCGTGCTGCGCGGTGTAGAAGGCGATCGGCTTGTCCTTGGTGGCGCCGATGACGAGCTGCGGTCCGAGGTCGCGTTCCCAGTTCTCGACGTAATCGTCGAAGCGGGGAGGGTCCGCGAAGAACCCGACGACCTTGTAGTCGCGGAACGTCTGGCGGACGACGGCGTCGACCTCGGTCTTGTCGATGCGCCAGTGCTTCGCAGCCTTCGAGTCCGGCGCTTCCCAGATGCGGATGGGGAAGATGTAGCCGTCGGACACGCGGCACGCGATGAGCACCGTGGCGTCACCCGACTCCGAGCCGTCGAAGCCGAGCGTGATCGTGTCGCCGTGCTTCGGTGGACGCCAGTCGAGCTTGACGCCCTTGGCCTTCGCTTCGGTAAGCGCGGCGGCGAGGCCGATGCGCTGCCACTGCGCGATTGACACCCACGAGTTCGCGTCGGCGACGAGGGCGTTGAAGAAGTAGCGGCGGGTCTCGGTCTCGGACTGGTGAGTGTCGAAGAGGCCGTCGAGGAGGTCTTCGACCGTCCACCAGCCCATCGCGTCGCCGTACGCTTCGATGAACGCGTCGCCGAGGCGCTTGAGGTATTCGTCCTCGGTCTCGAGGCGCGTCTCTTCCGGGTGTTCCGGGTCGATGGGCACCTTGATCGGCTCGAGCGACTCGACGTCGGCCCAGCGGTGATCGAACAGCAGGTTGGGGCGGCGAGCCTTGCCCTCCTGGATCATGTTCGCCAGGTGGTAGGTCTCTTCCGCGATCGACTGCTCGCCGGGGGCGTACATCGTGGTCGTCTCGATGTACCAGGTGCCGACCTTCTTCCGCTTGCGGAGGTTGCGGGACACGACGCGGAACATCTCGCGCAGCGTGGGCACGTTGTAGAGGTGGGTCTCGTCGAAGACGGCGAACGTCTCGAGACCACCGTCCTTCGATGCCGCGCCGGCGGTCGACGGGACGATGATGTCGCGGCGGTTGAGCTGCACGCGTGTCTTGCCCGGGTCGACCCCGTACGCCGCCTTTAGGGCGAACAGTGGAGCGTCCTCGTCGGAGAGGTTGTAGTAGACCGAGTCGTACGTGTTGCCGACCTGGCCCTCTTCGGTCGCCATGACGCGCACGTAGGGGTTGTGCATCGGCTTGCCCATCGGCTCGCCGGCGCGGTAGACGTAGGTCTGCCCGAGGAAGTCGTACGTCTCGCCGCCCTTGGCCCAGCCGGCGAACCGGCACGGGCCGAACGCCTCGAACAGCACGAGCGCCGCGGCGATGCCGGACTTGTCGGTGCCCTTCGGGCGGGAGAGGAAGGCAGAGCCGTAGAAGCGGCGGCCGTTCTTGTCGAGCGCGTAGCAGTCGACGTAGAACTGGGTGTACTCGTCGCCGTACCGGATCGGCTGGCCCTGCGGGTCACCGCGGCCGTGCACGACGAACGATTCGATCCACCAGACAGCGAGCCACCCGAGCGAGCGCTCCCGGTTGTGATCCGGGTGGGTGATGACTCGCCGTGGCATGTCAGCCTCCCGTGCCGGTGATGCGCGCTCGGCGGTCTTCCAGCGATGTGACGTTGTCCGCGGGCGACTTGGCGCCGCCGACGCTGTACTCCTCGGGAGCTTCGACCTCGATGCGGAGCTTCATGCGGTCGCCGTAGGTGGCTCCGAACATGGCGACGCGAATGCGGATCTCCGCCAGGCGCTCAGTGTTTCGGCCGCCGCTCATCCACGTGACGTGGTGCATCAGGGCGGTGTCGAGCATGTAGTCCCAGTCCGGGTCCGTGACCATGCGCGTGGCCTGCGGCGAAGCGCGCCAGTTGTCCCACCACCGGAGGGTCGCCGGATGCCACATCTCGCGCTCGGGAGTGTTCTCGTCGGCCCATTCGGTCTTCGGCTTGAGCGGCAGGAAGTCCTCGGGCAAGTCGCGGAGGTCGAAGCCGCCGAGGCGTCCGTCGGACTTGACGACGTCGCGGACTGCGTTGTCGCGCGCGCGGGATCGACTCTCGGATGGGATCGGACCGTTACCGGCCACGACGCCGCTCCCCCAACTCGAGCGCCAGGCTGATCCAGTGCGGCATCTGCGTGCCGCCGATGCCGGGCGCGGCGGACGCGGACGCACCGAGCGACAGCGTGGTCGGGTAGATGCCGCGGAGAGCGTCCCAGCTCTTCCCGATGACGATGCGGGCGCTGTCGGCGAGCTCGGGGTGCTCGTGGCGCCAGTCGTCCGCGTCGCGGCCGGACAGGGCAAGGACTACGAGGCCGTCGAAGGGCATGATGTCTCCATCCGGATCGGAAGCCCGCGGCCCGAACGGCAGCGGAAACGAGAAAAGCCCCCCGGGACGCCGGAGGGCTTGAAGAGTGGAGCCGTAGACGGGGATCGAACCCGCTACCTTCTGGGTGGAAGCCAGACGTCCTACCGAACAGGACTTCTACGGCGTGGTCACGGTGCCGGCGTCGCCCGCGAGCTACGGACGAACAGGCTTGGCGCTCGATGCTCCGGAGCCGTGACGCTCCCGAAGTGGTTCCAGCGGGGATCGAACCCGCGACATCCCGATTAAGAGTCGGGAGCTCTGCCAACTGAGCTACAGAACCAGACCGCCTGCTGTACTTGGCGGGGCGCGGCCACTCCCTGTAACCACCGTCACGCCGAGGCGCTTCGGGCCGTGCCGACGAGAGGGCTCGAACCTCCGACCGTCCGCTTACGAGGCGGATGCTCTATCCATCTGAGCTACGTGGGCAGGTGCGGCCGCGAGGTCCGTTCCCTCGCTTCGTCCGTGAGCGCCCTGAGGAAGCTCTCCGGCTCGCGCACGCCGTGTGCGCATGCCCGCGCCGATTTTCGCGGGTCCGTCTGTTCAACGTTCGCTCCCCGAAGGGACGTTCGCCGTGGTGCCGGCGGGAGTCGAACCCGCAGGGCTACTGATTTACAGTCAGCGCCACGCGCCAATGAGCGTCACCGTGCGCTTCAAGCGCTCATCACCATCTCGCGGTCGTAGTAGCCGTACGCGTACAGCAGGTCGACGAGCTTGTAGGTGAGGTCCGAGTGGAGATGCGCCAGCACCTCATTCGCGTTGTGCAGATGCTCGCCCGCGGGCGCATCCGGGTCGACCGTGCGTCCGTAGAGCTCGGTGGCCGCGTGGCTCATCTCGTGCGTCACGACCCGCGAGCCGAGCGCACCACGCCAGAGGCGGACGATGAGCGGCTGACGCTTCGTGACCCAGTCGCCGCCGACCACACCCTCGACCTTGTACGTCTGACAGACGCCCATGACGCCCGCCCACTCCGCCGGGTCGTTCCCGGTGAACCGAGCGGCCGCGGCGCGCATCTCCTCGAGGTCGTCGTAGACCAGCACCCGCACTGTCTCCCGGGCGCCGGTGCGTCGCGTCGACACGCGGATCAGTCGGACGCTACTCACGCTCGTCGAGCTTCGCGATCGCCGCGACGAGTATGGCGCGCAGCGACGCGATCGTCTCCGCCGGACTGATGACCAAGCTCTCCTTGCCCCCGGGGCCGGTGAGCCGGGTGTCGTGTGAGCCCTCCCCGATGACGCGGGGCTCCTTGTCGCCGATCTGCACGAGCAGCTTCATCGGGGTGCGGATGACGCGGTTCACGGCCATGACGGCTCCATTCGGGGTCAGATTGAGCAGATTGATGACGACCGCCGGTATCGACCTCGTTCGCGACGCGCTCGACACTGAGCACTTCGGCAGATCAACTACCCCCCAGACCCGCGCGCACCGCGAGGGACAGAA